GACTGCACAAGAAGGCGCTGTGCGCACTCACGTCACCTCCAACCAGATCAACCTACGTCCGCCTGCGCTATTTGGGAAGACTCCAAATCAAGTAAATATGTCAGCCATCCCAGCCCAACTTTCGCACACCCATTACCGTTTTTGTACTCATAATAATCATGTAAATACAATTCAACATCCGGCGTTTCACCCTGATGTCGAATCTGTATCGCTACTCGAGAACTATGTGTAGGAACTATCTCACAAATAGTAGCGTTCATTATTTGAAAGAGCTCCACCAAAGTATGGGAAAAGATGAGGGACCTTCGATCAGTATGACCAACCTCGCCGCAATCATCAAACCCACTTCCTTCCCATAAAATTGAAAAGAATTTATCTCTTACAACCTCAGGCGTCAACTGTCGCAGCACTTGATCATATATCTGGTCATACGCAAGGAACAACTCTCGATCATATCTAGAGTAGTACAAATCATTTATCACACCATAACCAGTTAATCCGCGACTCGAGACTTCCTTAATCAACTGACACATCGACACCTCAAAAAATGAGGACACTGCCTTCCTCTCATCCAACGTCATCCTTAAAAACCGTCGCACCACACCATCAACGTGCTCATCACTATAATCATTTTCACACATAAAAAGAATCTTCCCATACGTATCCGAGTCCATAACATTGTAACCTCGATCAGACAGTTTACGGGATAGCCTCGACTTTCCACTTCCTTTCCTCCCAAGGATCGCGATCCGCACCGGGTCAGTTAAAATCTCTTTGAGAATCCGCGGATTAGTATTATCAACAACATCAACACATGGAGTAACACAAACCACATCTACATTCCAGTGTATACCGGAAACAATAGTAATTGCAAGCTTAGACGGACGATCCATTGTCGAGACGGCCTTCGAAAGTACATCTTTTGCAAAGTCTTCACCTGCCCACTTTCCAATACGAACAACAGCCCAAGGAACAATGACCCCGTAAATTCGTTTATTTGACAAATCATGAATCGCCCACTCGCCAAACTCAGAAACATCTAAACGAAAGCTGACAAAAATAAACGCAGGCCGCATCTGATTTCGTCGTTTCAACGCACCTTGTATCTCACGTTGTAAACGGAATTCATCCTCGGTCAGCAATGCACGCGGCAATTGAACCAAAGTTCCAGAGAACGTGCCCGGATCCCCTTCAAATTTTGGGAAACCACACCACCCAACGACCGCATAATTTATTGCATCCTTCGAAAACCAATCGCTAAGCATTCCAGTCCGCAAGGGTCTAGTTACCTTATATGTATCCAGCCAACCTGCCTGAATGTTAACTAACCACGGAGCCTGATAACCATGTTCATCAAGCAGGGCCTTTAAATTGGGGTACTTACATCCATTCCCCGGTTTAATGAAATCATAACAAGTTAACTTCGAGCCTAGAGTCGTTCGCACCAACGACTCAATCCCACGCGCATCACCGGAATAGTCATACACCACACCATCAAATTCCTGGGGAATCTCAGTGTCAACTAGAACATACATCTTTCCAACTTTACCTCTTTTACGACAATCACCACGATGCAGAAACGTTAAGTCATTAAACTTTGGCGAGAATTTACTCAAGACATCCCTGATCATTTCACGACATGGTGATATCATCTCGTCAGTTCCCACTCTAAATCCATACCTGAACCCAAATTGCTCTGAAAACTGAATTCGCTGACGCCAATCATACGGATATTGTTCGGACAGAGCTCGTAACCTATGTTCAACAGTAGCATATAAAGCCCAATCATCTTTTGGTAACTTCTCTAACGACCCAAACAATCCAATTTTTTCGGCAAACTTTCTTCCACTAGGGAGCAAGAAGACGTTGTATCGACCTGGCTGCCGCAGCATGTTTAATGTC